CCCTGGGTGACGCGCGAGCAGATCCAGGCGTGCCGCGTGCCGAAGGTGGAGATCGACCCGAAGGCGCCGACATGGGTAGGCGTCGACCTCTCGCGCTCGACTGACGCGACGGCGGTGGCCTGGGGGCAATGGCGCGAGGGCGAACGGCCATGTGGGCACAAGGGCGAGCCGTGCCTGTACGTGACGGCGAAGACATGGGAGCGGCCGCGTGATCCCGCCGGGAAGCTGGTCGACGGCTGGCGCGTGCCGATTGACGAGGTGCGCGAGTTCATCCGCGAGCTGAACCGCGACAACGAAGTCGTGACCAACGTGTTCGACCCCTACGGCGGCCGCCTGATGATGCTCGACCTCGAGGCCGAGGGGATCGTCTGTGAGGAGATGCACCAGCAGGGAAAACGGCGATCGAGCGCGGCATCGGGGATGTACGACCTGATCGCGCAACAGCGGTTCCACTACGCGGACGACGTGATCGAGCGGCACATCATGAACGCCTCGGTGAAGGCGGTCGGTGAGGAGGGCTACTACCTGCAAAAGCGCAAAGCGGGGAAGGTCATGGACGCGGCGCAAGCCTGTTCGCAGGTGGTCTATGGGACCATCTGGGCACCGATGGCGTCGGCCGGTGTGGGGTTCTTCTCGTTCGAGGAAGGGGATGAACTGTGAGATTGCAGCTCATGGAGTACGCGGGCGTGGCGCTGATCGCGGTTGCCTTCAGCTTCATCCACTTCGCGTTTTCGCTCGGCATCGTGGGGCTCTACCTGTTCGTTTCCGCGGTGCTCGCCGAGATCACGGGAGGCGACGACGATGGTGCGTAAGCAGGTGGCGAAGGTGCCCATCGAGCAGGGGGAACAGTTCGCGCCTCTACGCTGCTGGCGATGCGACAAGCTACTGAACGAAGCCGCTGCGCCGGGAACGGTCGTTCGCTGTCTGCGGTGTGGCGCGCGTTCCCGCGTCCAGAATTGAACAAAGGTATTGACGCCTTAGCTTTTGCTGTGGTTCCATAACGGTGACGAGGCGTTCCGCCGAAATCCGACCCTACCGTGAGGGTCGAAAAAGATAGTCACGCTGTGGCCCCGCGCGATCGTGCCCGAGAAACGCGCAACTCTGAGGAGTTGCCCGCGTGGAGCACGAAACCAAAACCCTCAGCCTCGAACTGAAAGCCGACAGCGAAGGCGCATTCTCAGCAACCTTCGCGACGTTGAACGTCGTCGACCATCATGGCGACGTGACGGTCCCTGGCGCATTCGAGCCGGGGAAAGAAGTTCTCATCGGCGGCTACCAGCACGACATGATGAGCCTCCCCGTTGGGAAGGGCATCATCCGCGCGGACGATTCGCGCGCCTGGGTAGAGGGCCAGTTCTTCACTGATACGACGGTCGGGCGCGACACCTACGCGACCGTGAAGAACGCGGGCGGCCTCATGGAATGGTCGTACATCTTCACCGTTCAGAAGTGGAGCGAGGGCGAGTTCGACCAGGCGGGCATGAAGGTTCCGGTTCGCTATCTCGAAAAGCTCGATGTCTGGTCGGTGGACCCCGTTCTGAAGGGCGCCGGCATCGGTACACGAACCGACAACATCAAAGGCCTGAACAGCGGGTTGACGTTCCTCCAGCACGCGGACGGCATTGCCGAGGCGGTGGAGGCGTTCGTCGCCCGCGCGAAGGAACGCGCCGATGTGCGCGCGAAAGAGGGACGGCAGTTCTCGGCTGCCAACGTGGATCGTCTGGGTGCAATAGCGGAGTCGCTAAAGGTCGCCGCGGCGGATCTGGAGCAGTTGGTCGCGAGCGCGAATCCCCCGAAAGCCATCGACCTAACCCCCGAGTTTGTTCGGTATCAGCGAGCACTCGCTGTGCTGAACGGCATTTCTGCGTAAGGAGCAGACGATGACGACGGCAATCAAGGACATGAACCTCGAACAGGTCACCGCGGAGATCAAGGAGATCACGCCGGTCCTGAAGAAAGCATTCGCCGAAGCTGGCGCGAACCTCGACGTGAGCAAAATCGAGGTGTTCGGCGCGGGCCTCGAAGACGGGCAAAAGTCCGAACGGCTGGCGAACATGAACGTTCGCCTCACCGACCTCGGTGAGCGCAAGGCAGCCCTCGAGGCCGCGGACGCCGGGCGCAAGCGCGTCGACGAGCTCGAAAGCTGGCTGAACGCGCCGGCCGGGGATGCTCCCTCCCAGAACAGCGCGAAGTCCTACACCTCGTTCGCCGACCTGGCGATGAAGGACACGAGTTGGACCAAGAAGGGCATCGCCCCCGTCGCGCTCGACCTGGACGTGAAGACGTTCCTCGAACGTGAAGTGAAGACGGTCATGTCGACCGGCGCCGGGTTCGCCCCGCAGGCCGTCCGCTCGGGCCTCGTGACGATGTATCCGACGCAGGCTCCGACCGTGGTCGATCTGATCCCGATCATCCCGACGAACCAGAGCGCTTACGTGTTCATGCGCCAGACCACGCGCACGAACAACGCGGCCGAAGCGGCGGAGTCGGCGGACGGCAACCTCACCACCTACGGCGAATCGGCGTTCGTCTACACCCAGGTTTCGGAGACGGTTCGCAAGATCGCCCACTGGGTGCCCGTGACCGACGAGCAGCTCGAGGACATCCCCGGCCTCGACAGCCTGCTCCGTGATGACATGCTGCTCGGCGTTCGCCAGCGGTTGTCCAGCCAGCTCATGAACGGCGACGGTTCTGCCCCGAATCTGACAGGTTTCCTCGACAACGGCCACACCCCGACCGACGTGGATACCACGGGCGATTTCGTGGCTGACGCCATCGCGAAGCTGATCGAGAACGTCCAGATCACCGGGTTCACCGACCCGACGGCGGTCATCATGCATCCCTCGGACTGGTGGGGCTACCGCCGCGCCACGACCACGGACGGCATCTACATCGCCGGCAACCCGAGCGATGCTGGCCCGAAGGTCATGTGGGGACTCCCCGTTGTGACCACGACTGAGATCGCCCAGGGCTCCGCGCATTGCGGCAACTATCGCGACTTCTGCCGGCTCGCCGTCAAGCGGGGCGTCGAAGTGAGCGTGTCCAGTGAGCACGCCAGCTACTTCATCCAGGGCGTGCAGGCCATCAAGGCCGAGATGCGCGCGGCCTTCGCGGTTATCCGCGAGCTCGCCTTCGCGAAGACGAACGATATCGTCGTGAGCTAGAGACGCGGGGCTCCCTTCGGGGAGCCCTCCAGTGAGGAGTAACGCAGATGTCCAAAGCTCCACGACCCGTTACCAAGGCCGTGATGCCGTCGAAGAGCGAGGTGTTCCTGGCGCGAGCCGAGTACAACTTCGCGGTCGACGGCGGGGCTATCGGGGCCATCGCCTCGAAGACGGTGATCCCGAAGAACGCGATCATCATCGGCGGCTTCGTCGACGTGCTGACGACCTGCACCACCGCCGGCGCAGACGCCGGGACGATGGCGATCAGTGTCGAGAGCGCCGGCGACATAGTCTCGGCGATTGCCGTCTCGAATGGCGCGAACCCGTGGGATGCCGGGCGGCGGGCCATCATCCCGAAGCGGAACACCCCCGAATCAACCTCGATCAAAGCGACCGCCGCGCGGCGCGTGACGTTCACCATCGCCACCCAGGCGTTCACCGCCGGGCGGCTCATCGTCTATCTCGAATACGTGCTCTAGGAAGGGGCGAGACAATGGCGTTTTCAACTGGTGCAAGCATCTTCGCCGCCAACCGGGGCGGCTCCAACGACGGTGGGCAGTCTGCCGTCCAGTCCAACCAACTGAACGAACTGCTCATTGCTGGCGGCCTTCCGCAGTACACGGAGATGACCCGCAAGGGCAACGGCTGGACGGTTCAGACGGCGACGGCGTTCGCGCCGGTCGCGGCGGTCCCGACAACCACCGCGAGGCTGGAGATCTTCAACAACACCTCGGGCACCGTGCTTGTGGTCAAGGATCTCTTCGCCTTCCAACTCCTCAGCACGGCCGCGACTCAGACCTACGGGATCTGGGCGATGGTCACGACCTCGAAGGCCGCGCCGACGAACACCGCGCTCGACCTGATGAGCCTGAGCGGCAAGGCGAAGGTCACCACGACCGCCGCCGGGCCCATCATTTCTGCCGTCGACACGACCGTCGTGGCGAACGGCTGGCGGCCGTATGGCTCCGTCCAGTCGTGGGGTACTGCGGCCGCGACCCCGGGCAACTCCTGGAGCGCGCCGGTCGATGGCGGGCTGCTCGTTCCCTACCTCTCCTCGCTGTGTGTTGTGGTGGCCGGCTCGATCGCCACGGCCTCGAGCTTCCACTGCGGCGCCAGCTTCTACGTCGCCTCCATCACCGCCAACGAGTAACGACCATCGCGGGGCGGGGGGAATACCCCTCGCCCCGCCCAGCGGCTACAGGTGCAGCAGTGCGAAGTGGAGCTGAAAACAAGTCCCTCCGATGCCCGCGATGTGGCGAGCCGCTGTCGGCCCATAAGGACATCAAGGGACGTTGCCCGGTGCCGGTCTAAGATGCTTGGCCGCGCGCTACGGAAAGGGCTGGTCGTTTCGACTACGGCGGATGGTCGTTCGATCATGCTGGGCGGGAAGCCGACTGCGGCGGGTATTCGCGTCTCCCCGTCGCACTCGATGACGGCCTCGTCCGTGTTCTCCGCCACCTCGCTCCGCGCCGATACCGTCGCCTCGCTCCCGATGCGCTTCATCCGGCGGGATGACAAGACGCGCACGCCAGAACTTCCGGATGTGGCGCGCGTGCTGTGGAGCGGGCGCCCGAACCCGCAACAGACCACCGGCTCGTTCATCGCATCGGTCATTCTCTCGAAGCTCCTGTGGGGGAACGCCTACATCTACCCCCGGCGGAGCAACGGCGGCGACGTGGCTGAACTGTGGCCGCTGGACCCCGACCGCGTAGAGGTGGAACCGCTCGGTGACCAGGGCGCGCTGCGTTTCAAGGTCCAGGACTTCAAGGAGATCGACAACGTTCCCGGCAAGCCGTTCGGGATCATCCACGTCCCGCATCTCACGCTCCCCGGCCGGTACAAAGGCCTCAGCCCGATCGAGGCGCAGGCCGAGCTCATCGGCATGTCCCTCAGTTCGCAGGAGCACGCGGCGCGGTTCCTCGGTGATGGCGTCCACATGACGGGCGTCATCGAGGCCCCAGCCGGCACGAAGAAGGACGAAGCGCGCGAGATGGTAACCGGGTTCTCACAGATGCACGCGGGGCCGAAGCGCGCTGGCCGCGTGGGGGTGCTGGTGGGCTCGACGTTCAGGCCGCTCGCCATCCCTCCGAACGAACTCCAGTTCCTCGAACAGATGAAGTATTCTGACGCGAAGATCGCGAGCGGCATCTACCGCGTCCCGCCGCACATGATCGGCGACACCGAGAAGTCGACGAGCTGGGGCACCGGCATCGAGGAACAGTCGATCGGGTTCGTGCGCCACGCGGTGATGCCCGATGTCAAGGCCCTGGAGGAAGCGTTCGAGTCGACGCTGCTCGCGGACACCGGTTACGAGATGCGCTTCAACGTGAACGCCCTGCTGCGTGGCGCGATGGCCGCACGGGCGACGTTCTATCAGACGCTCTGGGGGATGGGCGTTCTCAACGCTGACGACATTCGCGCGAACGAGGATCTCCCGCCAATCCCGGACGGCAAGGGCCAGGACTACTACGTTCCGCTGAACTTCATCCCTGCCGGCACGGACCCGGCAAGCGTGCCGAGCGCGGCGAAGTTCATGCTTGAGCTGATGGCGGAGGGGCGGCAATGAACGGCCTTTGCCGCCTCGGGAACGTGAAAGCCGACCAGGCCGGGGTATCGGGCACCATCACGCTCGATGACGTTCTCGTGCGTGCGATCGAGCAGGTGAGCCGCGAGTTCGAGGCTGAATGCGATCGGCAATTCTTCTGCCGCACCGAGACGCGCACCTTCGCGGCCTACGGCGGGAAGATCCTCCTGCTCGACTGCGACCTCATCAGCATCACCTCGATCACGGTGGACTGGGACGGTGACGGGACGTTCGAGACGACGCTGGTAGTCGATGACGATTACTGGCTCTACCCGTACAACCCCGGCACCTATCGGCCCTATCGGGGCGTGGAACTGAACCAGTTCAGCAATCGCCTCGTCAACTGGCCGGAGCGCGCGCATAGCGTTCGCATCGCCGGCACCTGGGGCTACTCCAACGAAACCGAGGATAGCGGCCTCACCGGCACCCTCAGTAACACCACGAGCACGACGCTTACGGCGGCAACGACGGCGGCGGGCATCATCTACCCGGGCGACACGCTCGTCATCGAATCGGAACAGGTCTACGTCTCGGCCGTGAGCGACACGACCATCACCGTGACACGGGCCGTCAACGGCACAACGGCCGCGGCGCATTCGGCGAAAAGCCTGCTGGTGCGGCGCTACCCGAGAGACATCGAGATGGCGGTGGCCGAGCGCGTCGTCGGGCTCCGCTGGGATTCGCAGGGGGGGTACAGCACTGCCGCGACCCTCGTGGGCGATGCGACCGGGGCGGCCGGCACCACAACGATCCGGGCTTCGTACGCGCGCTGGCGGCGGGCGGTCGAACGCTACTCCCTCCCGGTGGTGGCCGGATGCC